CTGCACTTTTTGCATGATCTTTTTATAATCTTTTTCTAAAACTAACTCAGACTGTTTTAAAACTCTAACATTCCATCTATTAAGTTCGTTCACATAATCTTTTAAATATCCTAAATCATCACTAGTCATCGTGTCTTTTCTCCTCATTTAATTCTAATATAACATCTCTGCAAGTTTCGCAGTATGTACCCTCATTTTTTACTGGTGTCTCACACCATACGCAATCATGATTTTTTGTTTCATGATCATAGTTAGATTCGGTATCTCCTAACCAATTTGCTAACTGTGCACCAACATTATTTATATCTGTCGTCTTCATTTTTTTTCTCCTATATTGTTTTATATCTTGTATTAAATACTATTTTAAGCTACTTGTAAAGTACTAATTAAATTATTTTCTCTTAATACCTTTTTCATCCTCTGCCCATGAGCAACGTAAGCTACTACAGGAACATCTTTATTCCAACAACTGCGACACGTTCCGCACTTACCATCATTCAAGTATGCCTTGCAAATCTCCGCAACTGTGGGGCTGTCATCGTAAGGAATTATAGTTGATGTATTTACACCATCTATAATTTCACCATTTACACCATCACTTGAGAGCCTCACAACAACATTTTCAAGCTTGTTTAGTTCATCAATAACTTTTCTAAACTTCTTAAACTTGTGCATTCTTGTCGGTATCCAGTGCTTTGTCCATGGTGTAGCCCTACAAATTTCTAGCATCTTTTTAGCTAATCGTAGGTCATACATATCGCCACTATCGAACCATCGAAAATATCTATCGTTGTCCAGTTCCGCTATCATATCCGCTACCCATTCCGCACGTTGCCAGTCTTCTTTATTGTGCAATCTAGGTGCTTTCACATTTGGAAAAAGGTAGTTCCCAGTAGTTGCATAGCACCCTTTGCATGCATCGACTAATTCACCATCCGAACCAATCGAAGCAGGACACGTATCAATTGCTTGTAAACTCCAACTTCTGCAGGGCATTTTGCCCGCCTTACTTAATTTAATCATTTTTATAACTCCCATTCATAATTTAAATTTGTAAATCCAACCATAAAAATTCCGCATGCAATAGCTAAATCTTTAAAATCTCTATCATAATTAAAATAGAATTTTAGATCATGAAATTGTAAATATAAATCTATAGCGTAATTTTTTATAATAATTTGACAACCATATATTTTTTCATCAGGTAATTGGTCCGGTAATTTTGTAATTTTAATCATCTTTTTTACTCCTCGTAATTTGGCATTTCTGCAGTTAAGTAATAATTATCTACTATTTTGTCTAATGTATCAACCATTTTATTTATTCCTATATATTTTCTGTTTCGATATCCCTTTCGGGATTCTCATCAGTCCGGTTTATTCCGAAGACAGAAGGCAGTTTAAAATCTTACCTAGGATTATTTTTTAACTAACTATTTTTAGCATTCTTTTAATTTGAGTTTTATAAATTCTCAAAACTTCTTTTCGTTCTCTTAGAGTCATTTTTCGTAAGTCCTCTAATTCTATGCTAGTCCAATAAAAAGCCTCCTCTAAATGCTCATCGTTCATAAGATCATCATCAGTTTCTAGCCACCCATATTGCTGCTCTAGCCACATTGAAACCATGCTCTCTAATGAGATATTTACAAATTGCTTAGCAGTAATCCTTCCTTCTTCACATTCTTTAGTTATCATTTTTTAACCTCTAATCCTTCCATAGCCTTCTGACTGTTGGAAATTGTTATAAAAAGTACCTTTCGAAGACTTGCCCCAGTTAAACTTTGAATCCGGACGAGGTGCAAAAGCTTTTCTTAAAGATCGCTTAGCATTTCTAAGGTCGTTGGCATTATCATTGAATCTATAACGCTCTAGATCGTGCTGATAAACTCTGACTAGTAACCAAACATTTGAACCATCCTTTCCGATCCCTTGAAAGACATGCAGATTATTAAATTTATCTTTGGCTGTCTGCCCCTTCTGATACTTGCCCTCACTTTGAGTTTCAAGACTTATTGATTTTACATATTTCATTTTTATATTTTCCTATATTGATTAATAAAAGTATGTACATAGCTTGCGCCCTTTTGATTTTTTATAACGTGTTCTATATACATAAGGCACATATTACAGGAAAGAATCAGAAATACAATAGGGCTGCTGAAAATAATTTAGATCGGCTTTCACCCACTAGAAAGGACCTAGCAAAAGAATACCCATAGAAGCTAAATAGAGAGCCCTAGAGACACGTTTAGTATGTTGAATAAGTACGTGCTGCCCTACCTAGTGAATAACCACCCATGCGGTTGTTTTAATTAAAGTTTGTTTAGTCCCTTGCTAGTTTATTGTAGGGATATCTAAACATTACTAAACGGGGTTCTTTGTTTACTAGACGAGGGAACAGCTAGAACTATTATAGATATTTCTAGTTCCTGTTTAGTTCTAGACGGGGAGCAACTAGAAAGGGCTGTATAAATTTTGTACAACTAGGATAGTTCGTGGTGCTTTGTCTAGTTTTGTTTAGTGGGAGGGCAGGAGGCACATGGTAGGGTGGGGTGGTGTGTATACAATCATATACATTTCTAGAAGAATTGGATGTTTACTAGACAGGTCCTTGGCGGTATCCCTGTTTAGTTTAAGAAGCCCTCACTATATATTTTATATATACCCCCTTGCAGGGTACTATATCATTGTACAGATAAATATCAATTTTGTCAAGACCTTTTTAATTTATTTATATCTTGACAACATCGTATACTAGACCTATAATAGATGGCATGAGTTATCTCCCACAAACAACAAACAAATCAAAAGCTCTTACGGAGAAACAACAGTCTTTTCTGGACAATTTGATCCAGACAGGAGGTGATCCGAAAAAAGCAGCCGAGCTTGCAGGATACTCAGGCAATTATCATCAAGTTATAAAATCATTAAGACAAGAAGTGATTGAATTAGCCTCGGACGTACTCGCTCGTTCTGCCCCTGCTGCAGCTTTTAAGTTAGTTGATATCATGAACAGTGATGCTCCCATACCACAGGTCAGCAATAAGCTGACTGCTGCCCAAACAATATTGGACAGGGTTGGAGTATCTAAGAGTGATAAGTTGGATGTAACTCATTCCAGTGGTGGTGGTATCTTTATACTACCTGAGAAAGCCCCAATTGAAATACAAGCAGAGGATGTAGAGTATGCCCCCGAAGAAGAAGAGTAAGTCTAAAGTAAACGAAGCAGGTAACTATACAAAGCCTACTATGCGTAAAAGACTATTTAATAAAATTAAAGCAGGAACTAAAGGCGGTAAAGCAGGTCAATGGTCTGCACGTAAAGCTCAGATGTTAGCTAAAGAATATAAAGCAGCAGGTGGAGGTTACAAGTAATGGCACTCAAAAAGTCTCAGAAGTCTTTAAAGAAGTGGACAGGACAGAACTGGAGAACAGGAAGTGGCAAGAAGTCTTCAGAGACTGGAGAGGTTTATGCCCCTGCTAAGACTATACAGAAACTTAAAGCTACTCCTAAAGGTCGTAGTAAGTTAGCAGCAGCAAACAAAAAGAAAAAAGAAGCAACCAAGAAAGGTAAGCAACATGCAAAGCATGGACTGCACAAAGGAAAGAAACGATGAGAGAAGAGTATAAGAAAGGTGGGAAAGCTAAAGACTCACGTTTAAAACGAGCCGGAGTTAGTGGTTATAACAAACCTAAGAGGACTCCTAGCCATAAAACTAAATCACATATAGTTGTAGCTAAAGAAGGGTCAAAGATTAAAACCATAAGGTTTGGACAAAAAGGAGCTAGTACTGCAGGGAAACCTAAAGCAGGTGAGTCTGCTAAGATGAAAGCAAAGCGTAAAAGCTTTAAGGCTAGACACGGAAAGAACATAGCTAAAGGTAAGATGTCAGCAGCTTATTGGGCTGATAAGGTTAAGTGGTAACATGGAAAGGAAAGGAGCACAGCTAGGCACACCTGAGAAACCAGTATTGATGTCTAGTAAAAAAAATAAAGGTAGAGTAGGTAAAGGTTCTAGGTTAAGACCATTAACTGTATCTAAAGAAGAGTTTGATAACAACTGGGATAAGATATTTAATAAGTAATGGCTTATTCACAAAAAGTACTTGACAGGTTTGATAGTGTTCTTAGAGAACCTGAGAAACATGCAGTAGGTAGGTTTAACCCTGAAGACCCTAACGTAGCTACAGGAATGACAGGAGCACCTGCATGTGGTGATGTCATGAGACTACAACTTAAACTCAATGGAGACTTAATAGAAGACGTTAAGTTTAAAACATACGGATGTGGAAGTGCTATAGCATCATCTACTTTGTTTGTAGATATGCTTAAGGGTAAAACAATACAAGAAGCAAAGCTGATTAAAGATAAAGACATAGCAGAAGCTTTAGAACTTCCTGCAATTAAACTACACTGTTCTGTTCTTGCAGAAGATAGTATATCTAAAGCAATAGAAGACTGGGAAACAAAGACAGCCTATAGACAACACAATCAATTATGAAAGAAGGATATATAAAAAGAAAAACATCTACTATTCCTTTTGGTTACGAGACTAGTGAAATTGAAGGATACTTTCAACCAGTTCCAGATCAAATAGAAGCATTAGAAGTAGCAGAAGACTTAGTGGCTAGTGAGTCTATAAGCCTACGTGATGCATGTGACTGGATAGAATTTAAAACTAAACGTAGTATTACAGCAGCAGGATTAAAGAAACACATAGATAAAAAATATGGAAAACGACAACAGCGACTTGAAAGATTGGGAACAGAACCCACATCTTTACTTGACAGATTCTGACGGAGGCTTTATACTAAAGAATGATGGTACACCTCGTAAGAAAGGAGGTAGACCTCAAGGTAGTAAGTCTAACTATGGATATTCCAATGAACAAAAAACAAAACAAGCTGCAAGACGTTCAGTCTCAGCTAAGCAAAAAGCAATTAAAAAGATTGAAAAGCAACTTGAATCAAAGAGAAAAGCTCTTAGACAAACGACTAATATCCTC